CGATCTGCTGCCGGCTGGCGCGGATCATCCGCCAGGTCGCGAGGCGCGGGACGTCGAGCGACTGGCGGGCCTTGACCGCGGCGTCGGTGATCTGCGCGAGGCTGACGCGCTGCGGCTCGGCCCAGATCGTTTCGAGCTGGTAGGCGGTGCCGCGCTCGCGATCGCCGAGCATCAGGAACGAGATCCGCATCGATTCTTCGTGGCTCTCGCCGAACCCGAGGATCTTGCGGCGGCACTTCTGGACGAGGCCCTCCTCGGAGGCGCGGAGCGAGTCGGCGCTGGGCCACTGTCCGAGCCCGGCGGTGAGGTAGTGCGGCGGGGTGCGGGTCTGCGCGGCGATGTGCTGGACGAGCATCTCGATCAGCGCCACGAACGTCTTGCCGTCCGAGGCGGGGAAGGCGCCGAAGCGGGCGCCGTCGTTCTCGCTCACGAACAGGCTCGCGACCCCGGCCATCAGCCGCTCGGGCGGGACGGCGTGGCCGCGGGTGTCGGTCTCCAGCTCGATCCCCGTCGCCCACCGCTGGAAGTAGGCGCTGAACTCGGAGTTGACGACGGCGTCGACGAGGAACTTGTTGATCATGTCCTGCTTGCTGAGGATCGGCGCGAGGTCGGACTCGCCGCCGCGGCCGAGGTGCTCCTTGTTGACCATCTCGACCATCGGGACGACGCCGGCGGGGTTGGCGATGTCGCCGACGACCTCCCAGTTGCCGTACTCGACGTGGTCGTCGCCGAGGTCGCCGCTCGAGGCGGGCCGCTGGTCGGGGTTCTGCATCAGCACGATCGCCCGGTCGGGGAGGTACAGCCGGGCCTCGGGGATCCCGAACTCGTTAACGAACCGGCGGTACCCGGCGATCCGGCGGCGCCGGTTGGCGGGGTCGTTCACGGTGACCGCCTCGAGCGGGGAGAGCGGCGAGATCCGCGGGAGGCCGGTGTCGGTCTCGTCGGGCGGTTCGACGAGGAGGTAGCAGAGGCCGGTGACCGAGGCCTCTTCGTGGGCTTGGACCTGGTCGGCGTCCATCTGGCTCGACTGCCAGATCTGCCACGCGTCGTCGTCGGCGGTCTCGTCCTTGCCGAAGCGGTAGCCGGTGACGCGGAGCCGCTCGACGGCGCTGTCGATGACGACGCTGCACCAGTTGTCGGCGATCTCGTTGAGCAGCTGCCCGAACGCCTCGCGGAACTTGATCGTCGCGTAGAGGACGTGGGCCTCGCCGCGGTAGTAGTCCCAGTACCGGTTCAGGGGCCCGGCGCGGCGGTCGAGCTCCCGGTCGCAGCGGTCGGCGAGGTGGGTCGGATCCGCGATCGCGTCGAGCGCCGCCACAGCGCGAATTATGCGCGCCCTGTGTGCCGATCACCAACAGGAAAGAGGGCGGTGTACTAAGCCGCCGGGGGCGCCCGGCGCACACAAACTGTGAGCAGATGACAAATCAGACGGCGATCGCGCGCTTCCCGCGGGGGCGCTCGAGGCCGCTCGAGGCGGCGTCGAGGGCCATCACGAGGGCCATCAGGAGCTCGACGTCGCCGTCGGCGCCGCGGGCGGTGAGGCGCCAGCCGCGCTCGGTTCGGGCGATGACGCCGGCCGCGACGCTGGCGGCGAGGGCGGGGTCGTCGTCGTGGACGAGGTCGCCGCCGACGATCGCCTGGTAGAGCTCGTCGGAGGCGGGGGCCATGCGCGCGTTGGTGTTCGGCATCGGAACCATGAAGATCCCCTCGTCGGCGAGGATCTCCGCGGACCGGCCGAACTGCTGGGGGTCGAACACGACCGCCTTGAGGTCGAACCGGACCGCGGCGCGGCGGACTGCCTCTTCGACGTCGCCGAGGGGGACGGGGCCGGTCTCGGGGCGCAGGGACTCGGACCACGCCGCCCACCCGCCGCGGCGGCGGGGGTCGTGCGCGATCGCGGTCAGGGCGCTGACGGTCTCGCGGTGGCGGAACACGGCGAGCCATGCGGGGGCGCGGGCGGGGATGACCATCCCGGGCCGGGCGATCGCCTCCCACGCGCCGGCGGGGAGCCACGGGTCGGCGGTGGCCTGCCAGAGGTTGCAGGCGAACCGGCGCCAGGTCCACGGGGTCATCGACGGGGAGTCGTGGCGGCGCGCGAGGGCTTGGAGGGTGTGCCAGGGCGCCGGGTTGGCGAGCTTGACGGTGCGGATGTCATCGGGGTCGTCGTCGGGGTCGAGGGCCCATTCGTGCATGACGTAGCTGCCGTCCTCGGTGGCGGCGCGGCGGTGTTTGCCGTCGTGCTCGAGGATCGGGAGGCGGTAGGCGGCGCGGCGCATCACGCCGAGCGGGGAGGTGAGGCTGGTCCCGGCGGTGCTGATCGCGATCATCTGCGCGCCGCGCGCCTCGAGCCCGGCGCGGAGCACGGCGTACAACTCGGCGCTGCGGGCGCGGTGGAGCTCGTCGACGAGCGCGAGCGGCCACGGAGTGATCCCGTCGGCGGTGTCGACGTCGGAGGCGAGGACCCGCAGGCGACCGCCCGCCTCGTGGCGGGCGCGGAGCTCGCGGTAGCCGCGCTTGACGTCGATGTGCCGATCGAGGCCCGGGGTGCGGCGGACGAATCCGATCGCCTCGTCGAGGAGGAGCGTCGCCTGGTCGCGCGAGGTCGCGACGATCGGGATGTCGGCGTCGTCGCACGTCATCAGCGCGAACAGGCCGAGCTCGGCGAGGGTCGTCGTCTTGATGTTCTTCTTGGGGAGGAGCAGGAGCGACTCGATCGCCCCGTTGAAGTGCTCGGTCAGCATCAGCCGCTGGTGCGGGACCATCACGGCGGGCTTGTTATTCGGGAGGATGAGCTTGGCGGTGAAGCGCGCGAAGTCGCGCAGTTCAGCGCCGGCGGCGTTGTGCGAGGTCGACGATCTCGGCGAACGGGTCTTGGTCGAGGTCGCGCTCATCCGCGGCGGGGGTCGGCGCCGCTTCTGGCAGCGGGCGCTCGGTCGGCTTCATCCAGCGCTCGGGCCAACGCCGCTCGAGGAGCCACGCGGCGGCTTGCCAGCTCCCCTTGGCCGCGGCCTGGCCGACGCGGGCGACGAGGAGCGACTCGCTCTCCGCGCGGGCCTGCTCGACCCGGTCGCGGAGAGTGCGGGCCGCGGTCCCGGGTCGGGCCTTCTCCCCCTGCTTGAGCCAGCCGTAGATCGTGCTGCGGCTGACGCCGATCGCGGCCGCCGCGACGTCGATCGTGGTCCCGGCGCGGATGAGCTGCTCGAGCTGCGCGATCGCGTCGGGCGAAAGCTTCGACGGGCGCCCCGGCGGGCGCTTCTTCTTGGCGCCTGGGGCGCGCCCACGCGGCGTTGGGCGGGGCTTCGTGGCGGGCTTGCGGGGTTGGGTCATCCCGGGGGTCAGACGGCGGACAGGGGCCCACGGCGCGTCCTGTCGGGTGCAAGGTCGGGGCGCCGGGTGTAGATCGCGTATCGCTGCCGTGCGACGTCGCAGAAGGCGGGGTCGACGTCGATCGCGAGGCAGCGCCGGCCGGTGAGCTCGGCGGCGATGATCGCGGTGCCCGACCCGACGAACGGGTCGTAAATCCACGCGCCGGGCTCGAGGTGGTTGCGGATCGGGCGGGCGTAGAGCTCGACGGGCTTCTGGGTCGGGTGGTCGTACTTGGCGTCCTCGTCGCCGCCGTGCGGGCCCATGATCATCTTCGGGCTCGCGGCCTGCCAGACCGTCGACTGGTCGGCGCCGCCGAGCCACGGGGCGCCGGTGCCGGGCTTGCGGGCGAAGAACGCGGGGACGTGCGTCGGGCCGTACCAGGGGACCTCGGCGCCGACCCGGAACGCGTAGTAGCAGCCTTCGTGCTGCCAGTGGTACCGCTGGCGCGAGAGAGCGAAGAGGCCCTTGTCCCAGATGATCTGCTGGGCGATCTCCCAGCCGGTGCGGCGCAGCCCGGCGCCGACCTCGTCGCACCACTGCCCGGCGTGCCACACGTAGGCGACGGTGAGCGAGGGCGCGAGGGCGTAGGCGTCGGCCCAGTCGGCGCGGGTGTCGCCGCTGAGGCTCCCGGTCTGGTGCTCGGGCCCGCGGTCGGTCATGTAGTGCTTCAGGCTCGGGGCGGTCTTGGCGACCTTCTCGCGGAACTTGACGTCGCGCTGGTAGAGCGGGTTGCCGCGGGTGTGGGTGTTGTCGAGCCGGATGTCGCGCCAGAGGAGGTCGAGCCGGACGCCGTAGGGCGGGTCGGTGACCATCAGCGTCGGCTCGGCGCCCGCGAGGAGCTCGGCGACGGCGCCGGCGTCGAGGGCGCTGCCGCACAGGAGGCGGTGCGGGCCGAGCTCGTAGATCTCGCCGGGCTGCGACCGCGGGTTCTCGGGCGGCGGGAGCGCGAGGTCGGGCTCGGGGCCGCCGAGGTCGCCGACGAGCTTCGCGATCGCCTGCTCGGTCTCCGGGAGCAGCTGCGTGATGTCGGCCGGGGCGAAGTCCTCGAGCACGCGGCGCAGGAGGTCGGCGTACCGCTCGGGGTCGTCCCGGCCGCGGGTGCGGTTCAAGGTCTGCGCGAGCAGTCGCGCCTGGGCGTCGTCGAGGTCGACGACGTGGACGCCCGCGGTCTCGAACCCCTCCTCCTCGTAGAGGCGCAGACGGTGGTTCCCGGAGAGGACCTCGAAGTGGCCGCGGCGCGCGAGCGGCCGGACGACGAGGTTCTCGACGACGCCGAACCGGCGGATCGACTCGCGGACCCGCGCGAGCATGGCCGGCGACATCACGTTGGCGTTCCACGGCGCCTCGTGGAGCCGGACGAGCGGGATCTGGCGGACCTGCAGTCCCGGCGGGTTTTCGGACGCCACCCCCGGCATTATGCGGCGCGGTTTTTTTCGCGAACTTGGGCCAGTAGTGCCC